AATCAAACCGTCCTGTAAATCTTTATGTGCTTTCTTTATTTCGTCTTTTAGCTGTTTTTGTGCTTCCCGATTACGGTCAAGTTTATATTGATTATATACAACTCTACTAGAAAGTTCTCCAAATGATATTGTTACTTTATTTAGTACTTTTTGTACTTCTTGCCATGCGTTTACTTCATTAGTTACAATCTTTGCTGCCTTTTCTCCTTCAGCTTTTATTTCACGTTCAATATTTAATCTTTCTGAATTGGTTTTATTCAATCCTTGAACGGATTTTTGTAAGTTGTTTATTCCGTTTGCGGTATCTTTAAAGCCGCTTGCATTTTGTAAAGCGGTTCTATAGTTTTCCACCCTATCAATAGCAGATACCATTTTCTCATCGAGTTTTGTCAACTCTTCGAGTAAACGTTGAATTTGCTCAAACGCCTTTTCCGATATGATATTATCAATGGTTTCTGCCATAGTAGTTTTGTTTTCTGTTTGGTGTTTTTCTTGGTGCTTGTTTCATCATTTGGTATAGAGAGCAAAATTCTCCTACTGTAATTAATGAAACAGATATTTGGCGGTCAAAAAAATTGGATATCGCACTCAACAAGTCGATAAACGTTTTTCTTTTCCAGCCGTTTACATTTTCAGATACATCCTCATTTGTATCCTTATTCATTTTTTGTTCAGTTTGCTCAAATTTTCTTATCAGAGCGGCTTTCGCTCCGGATATGATGTTCAGGTTGGTTTCATCGTTATCGGTCAAAATAACGTTGTATTTGCGTAATATCCGGAATATAGTTTTGTCGTTTTTTAATCTGTAATAACATTGCTCAATAGATTCAATTACTGCAATTTTGCAATAAACGTCTAGGATGCGTTTTTTATCGTCAAATATGCTGTTATCATTGGCAAAAAAACGGTCTAAAAACTCTAAATATAAATCATTAAAGATTTTATCTTCGAGTTCTTTGTCTCTTTTGTTTTCATTTGGTATTTGTGTGGTGTCTTTGTATAGTGAATTAAAATTGTTATCGCAAATACAATCCATAAATTTAAGCATTGGCATTGCGTCTATATCACTATACATCAATAATCTTAGTTCCTTTGTCGGGTCTGTAGTCTGCTTTTCTGCAAAATTCAAAGAGGTTTTCTTCCGTTTTATAAACGGTATAATCAGCCCCCGATATCCTTTTACTAACTTTTGCGAGGCGGAGTTGGTTTTGATATGTTTTCCTCTTTTTATTTTCATCTTTACAACTCATTAAAAGAATCCTGTTTTTTCTTTGAATTTTTCTTTAAATTGGTTTGTTCCTTTTTCTTGTATGTATTTTGCATTGTCGTAAGTTAACCCCAAAATATCCTCTCCAAATCCCCCCTTACGAACCGATTGACAACCGCATAACGATTGCCCGCCGGACTTACCACCATACATTAACGCTTCCACCTTTGCGGGGTCATCGTTACTCATTATACTGTATTTTACGCCGTCCAACTCAACAAACAAACTTTCATAAAACTTCCCTGTCATCTTTAAATCTACATGACCCACTTGTAATCCTAATAATTGCCGGTGCTGTTTGTGTCCGTCAAAGTATCCAGGATGGTAAAACGGTGCTTTATCTCCTATTTGGTCGCTTTCTGCTGTTATACCTGCTGCGAGTTGATCCTGATTCATCTTGACAATTTCAGGTGACAATTCAGTTCCAATTTGCTCCACTACTGCGGGCATTTGGTTTACGAACTCACTTACTCTTATAAAAGCGTCTCTAATTGTCATCTGTTTGCCTGTTTGCTTGTTTATTTTGTTTTTAATTAATAAAACAAAGAGAGCGGCGACGAGTACCGCCCCCTTTGAAAACACAATTTTATGAAATGGTGAGTTTTACACCAACAGCGCACTCTTTAAAAGTAACGCCGTTGCTATAAAGTACGTCTGGAGTTGCTAACGATAAAGTTTTATTGTTTCCGAGTTTAGAATTTGCGATTGTGAATACTCCATCTTGATAAGCTGGTGCGGTTTCTAATCCTTCACCATCCAACAGCCAACAACTTTTTTTTTCGCTAATACCTTGCATTTCTGCGGTAACGTCAAAATTACCACAATCTGAAACAAACTTGATTGTAGTGTTTGTTGTACCAACTTCAACAATCATTTCAACGTCTTCCAGCCCTTCTATTGAAGTTATATCGAGGTCTGTTTCAATCGCTACTTTGTTTATGAATTCGTTCGGGTGCTTCATCGTGTACTCAATCTTTGGTTCTACCAATTCGCTTGGAGTATTAATACCGGCAGAGTGGCAATAAATTTGCGCTTCAAATCCTTCGGCATTATCGCCTTTGCTTACCAACCATGCAAGACCCTTATTGTCAAAAATAATAACCCTGCGAGCCATTCCGTCATTGAATGTCGCTAACTTGTTACTTAAACAGTAATCTTGGTTGTAGCTTTGCTCGAACGCTTTGTTACCCTCCATTAATACGAATTTTTGTCCATATTCATTGGTCCAGGTTTTAGCATCTTCGGAGTTGTTTGTAATGCCTGAAAATAATGGCATTGGATAGAACCTATCCTGCCTGTTTTTGGCGTGGATTCCTTTCAAAATCCACTCATCGAATGTAATCGATTGTCCGCCTGCATCTAATCCTGTAAATACCTTATCTTTTGGGGTTACGATTACCCTTTGAAATAAACCCCAGTCAAACTTGCATCGACTTGATGCGGTGTTCTTTGTTTTACTTATACAATTATTCATTTTTTAATTTTCCTTTCTTTGTTTAATGATTAAATAAATCTAACTTTTCCTTGATTGCGTAATACAACTGCCAATCCGTAATCAATTTCTACAACTTGTCCCTCACGACTTGACAATGATGTATATTGCACACTTACTTTGTCAGGAACTAATCGAGTATAGTGTAAATCCTTCGGAGCTTCCGGTGTAATTATCTCCGGAGTTTCAACTGTAGGAACTATCTCAATTTGTTCTACGGTTTCAGTTTTTGGGGTTGTCTTTTTGGTTCTTGGTTTTGTTCCTTTTCCTTTTTCCATTTTTAACAATTTTTTAATAATACTTTCATTTTCAAATCTTTAATTACGATACCGTCCAGCATATCATTGAAAGTGTTTGCATTGCTATTGCTTTCAGTATAATATGGAACATCGTATTTATTGAGTTGCAACTCATAAGAAAAATTGACCTTTCGGAGTTGGCGACAGAGTTCGTCAAAGATTGGATACAGCACGTTTTTGAAACTTGTCTCCAATCTTTGTGTTTCTGTTAAACCGTCAATGGTTCTTATTGCAATAGTTATTTTAGGTGCTGTAAATTCTATAATAGAATTGTTCTTTGAATATCTTTCTTTTAATCCCTCTGTAAATACTGCTATGATTGGATAAGGGTCTGATCCTTCCATTAATTGAGTTAACGAGTTGACAATAGTTGAAGTGTATCCACTTTCAAAATGAATAGACTTTTGAAACTTGTCACGGAGTTTTAAATCCGTTTTGTTTACTACATCCCTTAAAATATCAATTGCAGATATTAACATTTTTACAGATTATAAATATTGATTTTACAAAAGATTTCGTTATTTGGGTATGGTCTGTTATAATACGTCTCATACACCTCTTTTCCGATTTCGACCGCTTCGTTGAATAGCAATGCCATTCTTTGTGAGTTTGATGTCCGTCTGCTATTCTCACCTTGTTTAATCGTTGCCCCTATTGGCGTGTTTGAGACGGTTGTATCTCTGAAATACCAATAAGCAATGTAATTAGTTATCGCGGGTCTGATAGCGTCCCTAAAAGCGTCCTGTGCGATTACATCCTCTTTTGTAGCTTCATTGAATTCAAAAAACAAATCTAAATATCGCTTCTCATACTTATCACGAAATTCAGTAACCTTGTTTTGAATTACAATGTTGTTCGGTGCTACACTTCCCGCGGTTGCGAATAGTCCGGGTATAGCGGCTTCACACTTAAAATCGGTTAATTCTACTATATAACTCATTTTGCCACACCTAATATTTTTATTTTCTTTGCCTTTGCCAGTTTTTCAGCTGTAACTCTGTCCATTTTGTATTTACGCATCGGTAAGTAATCCGTGCTGCCAACCTTTACACCCTTGCGGGCAATATAAACTATAACCATTTCGGGGTCTTTTTCTGTAGCTTGTTTAGTTTCTGTTTTAGCTTTTGCAGTTGTTTGAGTTTTAGGTTGTGCCGGTTTACGTCCCCTTTTTTTAGGAGTATCAACAAGGGGCGTTTCTTCCCCTTGTTGAGTGTTCGTTAGTCCTTTTTCTTTTTCCATGTTATCTTATTGTTTTTAAGATCCATTACCACTTCCAGAATTATCATCTTCTTCTGCCAATAACGTGTCTGTCATAATTGCGTCTTTGGTTGCATTCAATGGACTTGTAATCGCAACGTTAACAGTACGAGGGGTTTCCACGTTGATAGTATTTACAACACTATCTAAATCAGCGTACATAAAGGCATCTGGTATAGTAACTGAAAAAATTACCTCTTCTTGAATTAAAGCAACTACATAGTTACCAATTTTTGTAGTGGAATCTTCAACAAATTCGAGGTATCCTATTTGTGCATCTATCAACATACAACCATTAAAAAAGTCACCTGCTAATACCTTGCCTTTTGGTAAGAAATTAACAAGTCCAATCGGATAAATACCGTCTAAATAAGGCATTCCATTGATTGTTTGAATATAATCCCCTGAAATACTATCTCCGTGAACGTTTTTCATTCCTTGAATACTAGCATATGTAATAGGGTGCATTAGGATTAAGTTAGGTGCAACTGTCCAGAAATTCAAATAAGAGGCAATTGTACGAAGTGCGTCCCCTTTGTTTGCATTAGGAATAAACTGACCCCACATGTTCTCAATTTTAGCTTTTGCGTTTGTCAATGTTACAGTTGGTTTTGCTAAGTTGATAACGATGTTTTTATCGTTAACAACTATAATCTCGTGAGTGCCATTGAATTCGTCTGCATCATTACCAGTAGCATCTGAAAATGTTATTTTCATCCCTGTTTTCATTTTAGGAAGTGGATTTGTAAATGTTACGAGTGTTTTAGTGTCGTTATCGTAACCATCTACTGTAAATCCAGGAGTCCCAATATCTGCATTAGAATAAATTTCAGCTGTTAAGTTTGCATGAGTTTGACAAACTTCAGTAATACCTTTGAAATTTGGAGTTGAATTGTCGCCAAATACAAATTGGAAGTTTTCGGCATCATTAATACCTCTTGGTAATAAACTCATAATCATATCTAAAACAACTTTGATTTTTCTCAATTGTCTTTTAGATATTTTAATATGCCATCCAATTCTGCTACATTCAGATGTTACCTCTTTTGTTTTAAAGCTACCCTCTGGGAGTGATCCATTTTCGGATACGGCAATTGCGGCTCTATCAAAGTCGTAATAAACTAAGTGAGTAAATGATGTCAAATCTTCGCCTGAACCGTCAATTACATTCATGTAGTCTCTTAACGCCACCTTATTTGGAAATGGGTCGCTTACTGCAATATCTGATTTCATGTTCCCATAAACAGAACCTGTATGATCACTTGTTGAAACAGTCTTTTTCAGCATATCGCGGTTTTTAAGACTAATTTCAAATTGACCGGTTGATTTTGAAGTTTCATTTAATAAGGACTTGTATTTGTCGGATTCCATTGCCTTTTTAAATGATTTTTCAATTTCAGATGTTTCAAATTGATATTGACCTTTATTTTTAAGGTCTGCAATTTCGTTTGATAGTTCTATAATCTTATCATTAGCTTTAGTTACAATTTCTAAAGCGTCTTTGATATTTTTCGATTCTGGTATATCGCCGTTCTTTAGTTTTTCTTCTATTGTGTTTAGTTTCTTTTCGATAGTTTCAGGATCTACACCTTTCAACATTAGTTTTACGGTTGACTGCATCTCTTTTTGGATTGTACCTAAAAGAACTTTTTCATCTTCGTTAAGTTCTTCTATGTTTTTGGCTTTTCTTGTTAAATCAGATACATCTACCGGATTAATACTCTTTTCCATTTTGTTTTCTTTTTTGATTAATACTTATTTAATTACTTATCATCTTTATCCCAATATTTTCAATAGGTTTTTTGCAGTCAAAGTGGCATCTTGTCGGCTTTGTACTGTTTGAGTGCTTGCAGGCGGCTCAATATTTACCATTGTTTTGTATTGTATCGGATTAATGATTTCATTTCTATATACTCTGCTATAACAATTCGGGCAACGAACAAAACTTGTTATATCTGTTAAAGATTTCTTTGTAAGGTTTGCGTTTGCCAAAATGTCCAGAATTTCTTGTTGAATTTCCGGAGTTAATTCGTTTAACGCTTCTTCTGTAATTTTGTAAGTCTCCCAATTGATTATTTCCCTTGCAATTTCTAAAACCTGGTCTTGTAGTGTGAGTTCACGGACACTATTATAATCAAATGTTAACCCGCATTGGCAGGTAACAAGTTCAACTTCTTTTTTAATTGCTTTTTCTATTAATGTTAAATAATTTTCGTATGTTTGAAGTGTTTCATCTTTAAACTGCATTTTTAAAGCATCTCTTAAAAACTTGATTGACTTTTGCGGGTCGTTTTCAAACTGTAATTTTTTAAGATCGAGTAACGGTGTATTCGGATTGCTCCCCCAATTGTAAAGCGTTGAAAATTCCCACAATTTCCATTCTGTTACAACCCTTTCATCTTTTGGGTCTTGTTTTATCCTTTCCACCCCAACAGAGTGTTCTAAAGTCATGTCATTTTTTTGATACAACTTATAAAATGAATACACTTCTTTACCTTTTTCAACATCGAGGTTTAATTCGGATTTCATTAATACAAGTCTGTTTTCTTCCCAGCCTTCAAGTGGGCATCCGATTAAAATTGATTGATCGTGGTTTAAAAAGTGGCGTGATCTTTTGAAATTTTCTTTTAATGTCTTATCGAAAGAACCACTTGCAGATATATCGCCGTGACTGTCTAAGTTGCCAATCGCATTAATTGCTATAGTTACAACTCCTTTATCGTCAACCTTGTTGGATTTTGTTTTTATTATATAATTTATCTTCATGATCCTATTCTTTTGTTTCTAATTTGTTCTATTTCTTGATCTGTCATTTCAAATATAGTTTTATCAAATAATGAATTATCAATTGATTCTTTTCCTAAAGCTGCCCGCCAATCGTTTAGCGTTATGATTCCATTATAAAACTCAATTCTACATCTTTCAGTAATTGACCTTTTTGCAATCTCTTTTTTATTCCGGGCTTCTGCCAATACCTCAACATGGTCAAAGTTCACGTCTAAATAGTAGCCGTAATCATTTAGTCCTAAAAAGTTTGATAAATTTTCACAAAAATCTTTAGCTTCAGGAATTACTGTCGAGGTATATACTTTTCCCTCTGCCTCTCTTAAATTGCTAAATGTTGAATGGTCTTTTCTTGGGATTAGAACACTGTCAATATTATATGCTCCTGCTATAACACTTGCACTTGCAAGGGTTTCTTCAAATGGTTGCAATTCTTGAATAGTCATACCAAATTTAACAAACTCAACCGGTACATCTACTATTGCCATCGGGTCTTTGCCGCTTTCTAATCCGTAGTTTTTGTTAAATTCATCCCTTATATCTTTTTTTTCTGTTGAGG